TCTGCGGTTGGTTCTATGTTGTTTACTACCATATTCCAAAACTTTTCTTGACGATAAGCTAGGATCTCTTGATAGTCCTGATGTGATGGGATAGCACAATATTCCCATCGTGCATTACCAAACAATACTGATAGATAACAGACATCAAGGTCTGCCATCATTAAGTAATGCTGGATCTGCGCATAGTATCTAGCCCTTACATGCTCTAACTTATTGTAATGGTTAGTGTGCTTACACTCTATGATAGCGTTTTCATGTGGACACCAGCCATCAAAGTGTGCCATTCTAAAATCCACTTTAATATATTCTTGTGGATATGGTTCGGTATGTATACCAGTTTGTTTAGCAAACCAACCAAGATTAAACTCCTCAGTTAGCGTACCTATTTGTACTGGTAACACGTTAGATAAATCTACTCCAGGCTTACGTAATGTTTTCAGCTCCCATAACTCATGTATGGGTGTAACATTTGTACCCATAAGAGCATGTGAATCTGAACCACCAATCCCTTTGTGCCTATCTATATCTATATATTTGACTACACTCATGTTCTATATTTTACCTTGTGTTTGTTCTAATTGCAAAGCCCAAGCTCCTGCATTTTTAAGGTCATGCATAAACCTATGACACTTGGCGTACTCCTCATCAAGATAAGTTAGAAACTCCATTGGCATTGGTAGTCTTGGATATTTGTAAGTAGCACATATATGTAGAGTTACATATGGAAATAATCCAGCAGGATATTTTTTGAGTAACTCCCAATATGTTTTGAGTCCTAGTTCTTCTGGTGCTGAACAACTAAAGGTAGAGCATATAGTCTCAAGCATTATCTGCACATCACTTACTGCACATGGCTTGAGTAAATCCTCGCACTTGGCTACGGCTACAGTAAACTCACTCGTCTTTACTTTTTCTTTCAAGAAATTTACTCGATACATTTGACATATCAAGGATTCGCTTACGTCGTTCTCGAACAAAGGTGGGCGAAGTCTTATCATATGTTGCACGTGTTCGATCTGACTCTGCCCTAAACTCGACTGACCTACGAACCCAAAGCTTAAACATGGATTGCCAACTTCTGGCTGTCCTTCCTTTCGCTGAGTAGTAGTCGATGAACTTATCTCTTTCTCTTTCATAATCTATATCCTGTTGTTGAGTCCAGGCTATTACATCATCTGATGCTTCAAAGTCTTCTGGACATTGTGATTCTAATTCCTTGAGGTCTAACTCTAACTCTAGTGCATTGCACCAGGCTAATAGATTCATACCATTAGGACATTTTTGCATGCGCTCCCAGTTACCTACTGAACTGTCAGCTACACCAATCATCTGCGATACTGTCATAGTATCTACTCCGTATTTTTTTCTCTTGGCTATAAGAGTGAACACCAATTCCTTGTACGTCATATTGTAATAATAAAATACCAAGCTATACCTAGTACTACAAATGTAATGTACCAACCTATATTATCTTTCATCTTCTGTATCCCTCAAAAATTGTTCTTCATCATTAACACATTCAGCAGCTTGTATGATAATTGCAGCATCAATATCTTTGTATACTTTAATATCATTATCTGCACACCAGTTACGAAACTCTGCAACTGATTGAGATACTTCAAGGTCTGCAACTTTATTCATTAACTTTTCTTTATTCATTTTTACCTCCCCAGTAATGATAGACTGTATACCTCATACCATCTTTATTAGTTACCCATTCACTAGCAATAGAGTAACCTTTATTTCTTAACTTCCAAATAATATCTGACAACCTGGTTGCTCTATACTTTTCTATCGCTTCCCAACTAGTAATCTTCTTACGTTTTAGTAAATGTTTTTTAACTAACTCAAACTTATTTACTTTGCGTATTGCACCTGTGCCTTTCATATAACCTCCTATCCTTTTATTAATGAATCAAGGTTCATGCTTTCCATAACCAATGCATACCTATCTGGTTCATGTTTTAGTTTTGCTTCTAGCATATTAGTAAAAGCATTTAAGAAACTAGCAGCATCTTTATCAGAGATATTGTTTACAACTTTAGCAAGACAATGGTCATGGTTGTGCTTGTGTAATCTGCGTTGTTGTATAGTATAGTCCATCATAAACTCAACAATATTTTCTAGCTCAACAAGCTTATTCCATTTGCCACCCCACATAGCTTTCTCTTTTTCCCACAACTCTTTATACTTAGCTTTGTCTTTTTCTAATATTTCTATTTCATCTATTAATTTACCAACGTCATTAGCATTTACTTTCATAGTAATATCCTCATAGTTAATTATTCATAGCCTTGCCAAAACAGAAAATCAATTAGTATATCTAGTAAACCTAGTATTACTAATACAATTATGATTGGCAAAAGCACCCACGTTAAAATAAATTTTAACCCTTTACAAAAATCATCTAGCATTTTGTTCCCACTCATATTCAGTTGCTACCATAGCAATAGCATTTAAGTGTTTTTGTTTTTCTTTATCAGACATTTTAGATAGCAAATCTGCATTGACACTAACATTAACCTCAAGCAATGTGTTTAGTGTATGTAATGTACTCTGATATCTACCTTCCCAATAGTCAGGTCTATCTTCAAACTTCTTTAGATATTCTGTCATCGTAATCTACCTCTATGTTGTGTTTAATTTTAGCTATCAATCCTCCTAATTTTTTTGAGGATTCATAGCACTCAGTCATCAGTCTGATGTACTCTTGATCGTACTCCGTTACATTACTTTCATTTAGATTTTCCATAAACTTTGCAGCAGTCTCTGTGTTGGTACTGATAAGTTGTACTAACCAGACTTGTTCTTCCATTGTTAAACATAATTCACCCATTGCGTTCTCCCATGCGTAGTGATGTCATATACTTCTCAGCCATTTGCATAGCTGTTTGATGTACAACCTCAGTAAATGTTGTTGGCCTAATATAATCAGGCTTAACTGTTTTCATTAACCTATCACGATATTTATAATAGGCTTCTTGTTTACGATCCTTATATCTACGTTGCCATGCTTCCATTAATCTTTTTCCTCCCAATAATTTTGTAATACAAATTTACTACCATGATTTCTAATGTACTCTTTAAATATTTCTGACTCTACCTCAGTCATCATGATATTAATTGTTAGTACATGTTCATCAGTACGATGAATAATTTCCATATCATCTGTATGATTAGCAGATAATAATCTTGGAGCTGAATCTATAAACTCATGTATACTCCAGGCTATATCTTCTGCTTCTCTTTGTTCTTGATTAAACTCTGCTTCTTGCTGATCTTGATTATCCATGTATGTATCTAAGTCTTGTTCTGGTGTGCCTCTACTCATTATCATCCTCCAGTTTGTGTGTCCATTCTGTTGTGTCGTGGTCAACTAATGGTGTGCCATGTGATACATCTACATCAAAGCCATTGTACTCAGTTAAACCATATGGAAATGCCTTGTTGCCACCTGTGTTTTCACGCCATAAAGCACTATGAACTAAGATATGTTTGTCAAGTTTTTTAGTAGATTCTATTTCCCATTCAGTTACTTCTGTCCTGGTTCTTCTTACTGTATACCTATACCATTTGTCATCTACAGACTTACCATTAATACTAACTAGCTTGTCTGGTTTATCGCTTATTACTTTACCCATATTAACTCCATGCGTTGGTTATGTTATTGAATGTATCTCCTGTAAAATTTATGTCTCTTTCTATACCAAGATAAAAACCCACATCTAGTTCTTGTAACTCATTGACATCTACATATCCATACTCACCATCAGATATTTTGGCCCAACCATATGCTCTACCATTGTCATCCATACTGAATAGAAACCATGTGCCTGCACCAACTGGGTTGAATAACTTAACGACTGCTTGACGTTCAGCAATAGAAAAAGAATCATCTCCTCTTTCATCTGCTTCATCCATCATGGCTTGATTAGCTTTGAGCTTACGCTCTATTTCTTTTGTGATTAACTGCATGACTACACCTCTTTAGTTATGCTCTGACTGCCATGACATACAACAGTATGAGAGCGATTAATAATAATATTTGGTCCATCTATACCTCCGTAAAAAAAATGTAGGGTACAATCTGGTGGACTCCAGTAGTTTAAAGACATTCTGCATTATCTCTGTCCCAAATAATATCTTGTACTATTGGTAATGCTAGTCTCCCTACACCTATACCTAAATGGCGGTACTAGCGGACAACTCTACGCAGACTCCTACCCAGAATACAATGTACCTGGACTAGTACCTATACCTAGTGGGATTCAAACCCACGCTCGGTAATTCTATGCTTTTTTATTTTAGAGAAAGCTAACTCTACCCTAATAAAACTGTTCTAATAAGTGTATACCATCTGTTCTATGATTGCAATACTTTATTTTAAATTAATGCAGTTTTTACTTACTGGAACTGCGTAACCAGTATATTAATTAGGTTGCCTTTTTTATCGAGAAGGCTAACTCGTAGAAACTAACTTATGTTAGCTCGTTGTTTAGTAACAACTGAACCTCGAGGTTTAGCTGGAGTATTATCTTTGTATATCCAGCTCATGTCAGGTTTCATGTTGATTTTCTCAGGGTGTGAATAACCTAACTCGTCGTATACTTTCTGAACTAATTCGATTCGTAAAGTATGTTCTGATTGAGTTAGTTTGAAGTTTTCAAGTACCTGATTTTCTTCCTCGATGTCGTAGTTGTTAGCTACTTCTGATTGTGGCATTGACTCAAAGTCATGATAGCCTTTGGCTTGAGCAAACTCATTGAGTTTGGTTAGCTTACGTTCTATCTGAATCTGACATCTGTGCCATTTGACTGTGTACATACGAACTAAATCGTTTGCTGTTTCACGCATTGGCTCGTAATCACTTCTGTCATCTGCCTTCTCAGGTTGTGTCATCAATGTTGTAATTGCTTGTTTGAATGTATCTTTCTTGCTCATAATAGTCTCCTATATAATTGTATTTAAGTTAAACTGCGGTGAACGCAAAGCGATCAATCGGAGAACGTCGTACTTGCGCAGCAAGTCGGAACGTAGAGGAGAAAGTCCGCAGGACTTTACAAGTGAAACGATTGATGTATTCTCCGCGAAAGTTTAACTTAAATTACTAATTACTATGGGGACTATTGGCGAGCAAGATGATACAAGAGTGCAATTACAACTATTGATACAACAACTCTCTCAGCTTTTCTCAGCAGATTCCAGAACGAGCCAATGTAAAAATAGCATTTCGGTTGTAATGTAATCAACAAGTTACGTTGGGTGGCTTGACAGATAGAACGGTAGTGTTACTCTATAGAACTGCAACAACCGAAATTCTTTTAAGGAGTACACAAGCTATGGCCAAACT